CGTAGATGGCAAAACAGAAACAGTTATATCAATTGATGTTTCTGGTGGAAACAAAACAATTACTTTACCTGCTTTATCTGCTATGTCAGCTACTTGCGTTTTAACAATTATTGTAAACGTTAGTTCTAGTATAACTTCTGGAATTGCAGATTATAAAGTAGTAGTAAATCAAAACGCTGGAGATAACTCTGGTGCTGAAATTTGGTCAGGAACTGCTAAAGGTGACTTTGTAAGAATGATTAAAATGGGATCCGCTTGGCAAGTACTAGACAATAGAGAAACGTTTTTTTCAAGACGTTATATGAATTCAGACCAATACATAGACGGTTATAACCACGAACATTTAACTGCTGGTGGTTGGGTAGTATACCAAAACTCTACAAACGGTGGTACACTTGATGGAAACGATTGGGGTAACTGTTGGAACTCTAGTAATAACGAATTTATTTGTCCATTTGACTGTTGGGTAGACGCAAACTTATCATCTTCATTTCCAAGTGAAGCTGGTGACCACGGTTTAACTGCTTCTTGGAGAATTAACGGACAAGATATGTGGAGACATCAAGCAAGAAGTTCAGACGGAAGAATTTCTGGTCCTGATGGATACATAAGAATTTATCAACCTTGTACTTCAGGTTGGGATATAGAACCTTGGAATCAAAATGTGGACGACAATGGTTGTACTACTTATGGTGGTCGTTCAGGAGAAGTATGCCAATTGCATATAAGAGCAACAAGGAGATATTCATAATGGCTAGAGATATTGCAGACATAAAAACAGAATGGGAAAAAGCTAAAAAAGATGGAATTAATAATTCTGTTGGTTTAGGAACTATAATGAAACTTAAATATGAGGTTACTAAAGACCACTCTAGTGAAGAAGCATTATTAAAAGAATTATATAATAATATGAAACAAATTAGAAGTGCTAATAGGAATTACTTCTCACATAAAACAGTAAAAATTGATGGAAAAGATAAAGTCGTTAAAAGTTTTCCTTGGGGTGCAGATCCTGAAGGTGGACAACCTATAATGAAATTGAAAAGTTTAAGAAAGGATGGTAAATAATGGCTAATATAGTAAAATATTATTTTGTATCTGGTAACTCACACGGTTTAAGTCACCAAGATTGGGCAGCTGGATTAGCAAAAATTGGACAGGAAAATGGTGCATTTAACGGAACTGAATCTGATGGTGCAAAAACTTGGAGATTAGTTAAATGGGATACAGATGTTATGCCTTATCCTGGAGAAAAAGATTATTCATCAATTGATGAAGCATACAAAAAAGCAAGTTGGAGAAAAGCAAGACAAGTTAGAAATGCTTTATTAGCTGAAACAGATTACCTTGCTTTATCTGATAATACATTGTCAGCAGATATGACAACTTACAGACAAAATTTAAGAGATTTGCCTGCCACATATCCAGATATAAACGATATAGTATGGCCGACAAAACCGTAAAGAGATAAATAGGAATAGAGAGAAACAATGGCAACACTTAATTTAGCAGCAATTAAACCCACTTGGAAGGGCACATACGACAATTCCACTGCTTATGCAGTAGATGATATAGTCAACTACAATGACGCAGGAAAATTAGGAACGTATATTTGTATTACTGCTTCAACTGGAAATGCTCCTTCAACTGCTGGAACAATTCACGCAAGTTGGAATCTACAAACTAAACAGGCTACTGTTTGGGACGGAAACGTTGCAATGGGAACTGCTGGACAAGCATTAAAAATTAACTCTACTGGTTTAGGTTTTGAATTTGGTAGTGCTGGAGAGAGTACTACTATAGAAGCTAAAACAGCAGATTACACAATTTTACCTGCTGATGTAAATGGTAAAGCAGAATATGTTTTAGGTTGTGCAGCTACTGGTGCTAATAGAGTAATTACTCTACCTAGTTTAGCAGCGGTTTCAGGAAATACTATTATAACTATATTTGCAAATGCAGACACAACGGTAACATCTGGAGTTGGACAACACGAAATACAGGTTAATCAAGACGCTGGAGATAACTCTGGTGCTGAGATTTGGTCTGGTACTGTTAAGTCAGACTTTGTTAGATTATGTAAAGTTGGAGCTGCTTGGCAAGTAATTGACCATAAAGAAAGTTATTGGGAAAAAAGATATTTAGGTTCTAACCAAACAATAGATGGATATAACCACGAACATTTAACTTCTGGTGGTTGGAACGTATACCAAAACTCAACAGGTAATGGAAGTATGGACGGTAACTCTTGGGGTAACTGTTGGAATACTTCAAACAATGAATTTATATGTCCGTTTGACTGTTGGGCAGATATGAATATGGCAATCTTTCCAAGTGAAGCAAATGACCACGGGTTAACTTGTTCTTGGAGAGTTAATAGTGATACAATTTATTATCAACATCACAACCAAGACGATAACAGAATTTGTGGTCCAGACGGAACAGTTAGAATTGTACAACCTTGTACTTCAGGTTGGGATATAGAACCTTGGTCTAAAAATATGGATGACAACGGTTCTCCTACACACGGTGGTTATTCTGGCGCTACAACACAATTATATATCAGAGCTTGGAGAAGATACTCTTAATCAATTAAATTCTGCTTTGTTATAGTTAACTATACTAAATAGTATAGATGGAGATATAATGATATGCTTGACATAAAAGAATTAACTAAAGAAGTTCACACTAACGCTGAAAGACAAGAGTTTGTAAAAACTTTAATGTCTGGATTTATTAATCCAAAACACTACGCAATTTTCCTATACAATCAATTAATTTGCTACTCTACAGTAGAACGATATGCTATTGATAACGGTCTGTTTAAAGATACAGAAGGTTTACAAAGAGCTGAACATATACACTATGATGTAAAAACATTATGGCCTAGCGACAATCCACCACTTATAACACAAAGCACAGCTGATTATTGTAAACACGTTGATAGTATTAAAGAAGATCCACAAAAATTATATTGTCATATTTACGCTAGACATTTAGGTGATTTATCTGGAGGTCAAATGATTAAAAAAAAGACACCAGGACCTAATAGATATTATCAATTTAAAGATGGTCAAGTAAAAGAATGGAAGAACATTGTTAGAGAAAGAATTAATGGATATTTAAATGTATATCAACATACAATAGTTCCTGAAACTAAATTAGTTTTTGAATATGCAACAAGATTATTTGCAGAAATGAAAGAGATAGAACCTTATTTAGATTCATTAATTAGAGTTTTAGAAGGTAAAGGTGGAAGTGGAAGTACTATACCTGAAACAAATAAACCACCATCTAGTGTAGGAAAAGTAATGACTTCTGAATATATGGAGAAGAATCCTTTAGAACAATGATTTGGGAAAGATTAATAAGATTAGAAAAAGATATTGTAGAAGTATTAAATAGAAGTTTAATAGAATACAAAGAACCTGGTATGGATAGATTTAATAAACCAGGTTGGACAAATCGTACTTGGTCAAGTATGAGTATCAGAAGAGCTCACGTAGATGTTGTTGACGCCAGAGAAACTAAAGGTCTTTGGATGGCACATATATGTTTGTTTCCTATGTTAGAAAATGGAGGACCAATTTATGGTTTTGATGTTATTGCAGGTAAGAAAAAGGTAACAGGATGCTTTCACGACTTTAGTCCACTATTAAAAAAAGAACATACATTAACAAGATATTTTATAGAAGAAACTAAATGGTTCAAACCATCAAAAGAAAGAGAATTACCAGATTGGGCTAAAGCAATTTTTAGTGAAGGTATGATAGCTGCTGGTAATATAACAGAATTTAAAGAATTAAATCAATTATGTGAATTAGCAATAAGTAATTTGAATTCTTATATAGATAAGATAGGACATTATAATAGTGATTCAAAGAAAGAAGACGTAATAAGAGCACAAAATTTCTATTGTGAACACCAACAACAGAATCCACATACCCCTAGAACAATGAAATCACTAGGTTTACCAGAAGAAGATATAAAGTTGTTTTGCGCCGATAATCTCTTTCCGAAGATATAATTATTATTATAAATAGTACTACAGTACTATAGGAAGATTAAATGGCAAAACCAGCAACAAGAGAACAATTAAAACAATATTCATTAAGGGCATTGGGTAAACCAGTGATTGAAATAAATGTTGATGATGACCAGTTAGAAGATAGATTAGACGAGGCATTACAATACTTTGCTCAATATCACTATGATGGTGTTAAAAGAACCTATCTAAAATACAAATATACTCAAGCAGATTACGATAGAATTAACGGTGTAGGTACAGAAGAAACTGCTACTAAAGTCTATGGTGATTCAACTACTGTATCAACTAGTTGGACTGAAAGTAATAGTTATATTATAGTTCCTGAAACTGTATTATCAGTAGTTAATATATTTCCATTTTCAAATAAAGGTAATATGAATCTATTTGATGTTAGATATCAATTAAGATTAAATGACCTATATGACTTCTCATCAACTTCTGTTATTAACTATGATGTTGTATTAAGACATTTAGATTTTTTAGACCACATACTTGTTGGTGAAAAACCTATGAGATTTAATCAACACGATAATA